GTGGTCGTGTGCGTCTTGCAGCTCCATTTGTTGAGCGCGGTTTGTCTCTTTAATCACTACGCGTTTAGTTTCAGCATCTTGGCGGACCTGCTCAATGTCTTGACGTTGTTTAATCATCATTTCCATTGCCTGCATCTGCTGCGTCATTTGCTTGATCTGCTCATCAGCTTGCTTGATCTTCATCTGTGCCAATGGCGGTATATCGTCATTCTTCTCAATCTGAGCCAATGGATTAGTTGCGGCCAAGCGGTCAGCAATAACGTCAGCGCCAGGCCAATCCATGTTGCGGAAGATCAAGTCGCCTGCGGTACGCATCAAGTTAGGGTCAGCAGATAGCAATGGCAGCATTGAATCCACAGCCTCTTGGCGCTTACTGTTGTAGCCTGGGCCTGTGTCCATTACCACATCATATTGACCAACTGTTACATCATTAAGAACACGGCCTACAGCGTCACGCTGGTTGATTGTCAGCAATTCAGGCTTACCATCATCACCAATGATCCGCATCACCCGTTCCGTGTCATAGATTTTAGGAATTAGGTCAAGACAGATTGCGCCAACATGAGCAATTGAGCGCGTCAGGTTGTCGTAATAGTCGTAGTTTGTCAGGTCAACTTGTTGCTGCTGGCCGTTCAAAGCCTTGCCAGAAATGTTGCCTTGCCCTAACTGTGCAGGGTCAAACACGCCCATGATGGCTTTAATGTCGTTGTCCACACCCATAGCAGCGGCCATGATGCCAGCTTGCGGTGGCTCTGGTTGCAGGCGTTGTGGAGGCGGCGCAGGGCGGCCATCAATGTCTGATTGCTTGTAACGCAACAGCGGGAATGACTTAACGTTTGCCTGCGCCCAATCGCTTTCATGGCCTTCGTCTTGACCTTCAGCAATCAGCCACTTGGCCTTTGGAGCCAATGCAACGCCTTCTGTGATTGAAGTCTGCCAGAAGTTATACATACGCTGTGGGTCTTTGGCGTAGCGAATCATGCCAAATTTATGGCGCTTGTCACCCACGACCAAATGACGACCATATACAGGAACGATTGGGATGTACTTGCCAGCCCATGTGCCTTCTTCAATGATTTCGTTGGCAGTCAGCTTGCAATATTTGATTGACTTCTTAAAACTTGGGCGCTTGTCCACCACCACAATGCCAGCCATAGCTAGTCGAGCAAAGAAATCTTTGTCTTCCGCAAATGTAGAAGAACCATCGCTCAACTGATACAACGTAGCCTTCTCACGCACTGTGTAGAAGTATTCAGCAAGGCGAATATCCTCTTTGGTAATCCACTCAGACTGACTATCGCCTGTGCCGCGCTGCGTAAATGAAGTGCCGCCATCAACTGCTGCATCTGGATATAGCTTGCTAAATGCCTTCTTTGGCATCATTGTTGTAATTAAACAACGGTCTGCATCTGAGCCATCGGGCGCTACAGAATTAGGGTCAAAGTAAACGGTAAACGGGTTGTCGATTGGGTCAATTGAGATTTCTTGTTCAAAAGAATCCTCTGACACATAGTCAGTACTAACCCTAATGTAGCCCCAACCCATGCGAACAGCGTACTCAAACGCATTGTCGTAGGCGTGTTCAGCATTGGATTTGACTTCAATGTGGCGAATGATGCCCTGAATCACATTGGCTTCAACCATGTCCTGCTGCGTGTTCGTAGCATGAACTTTGATGCGCGGACGCTGCTGGCGCTGCTGGTTACAGACTTGGCGGCAATAGTTGTCCACCTTGTTAACGGTAATGACAGGGCGGCTTTCTAGGTTGCGTGAGTTTTGCAACTCCACAGGCCATTGGTCGCCACCACCAAACTTGAGGTCTTCAAGCGCGTTTTGACGGTTCATCGTGTCGGCTTCGTTAGCCAACTTCAGAAACTCTACCGCTTCTTGAATTCTTGGGTCGTAATCATCTGCCATATATGTCCTAACAAGTATGTTTATTGTAGATTATCCCATCCAAGAATGGGAATTGCCATAGTATTGTGATGGTTTGGGCGATCTGCGTTGTTTTGGCTCGTTAATCATTAGGCCAATGTATCGGAAAGCATCGGCTCCGTGACTGTACTGGTCGTGAACTGGTGTCTTGCTGAACTGCTTGGTTTCTGGGTCAACATCGTAACGGTAATGGCGCAGGCACTGCAACCCTTCGTGGCAGTTGTCGCGGTCAAACCAGCAGTTTTGGAATATCGTCCTGGCAGCGTTAATGCTGTCCATGATTGGCGTTCTAGGAATAATCCTAGTTTTATACCCTGCGGCTCTAACAATTTCTTCAATGCTGCGGCCATTACCTGCCAGCGTCTTGTTCTCTGCATCATGCGGCAGCCACAGCGTGTCGTAGATATACCCGTAGGTTTGCATCTTGGCTAAGTAATCGCTAATGGTGGTTTGATTGCCTTCCATGTAGCGTATTAGGCGCGTTTCCATGCCCACAAACTGCAAGAACCAAATGGCAGTAGCGTCAGACCAACCTAAGTCAAAGATGGCGTGTACGGGCTTTGTCGCGTCATAGTTAACCCTTGTGATGCGGCCATCCAACTCAGCCATCTGCACTTCTTTGGCAAACACAGCGCCATCAACCGTCTGGCGGCACAAGCCTTCCCAGACTACGTTGTAAGCCTGTATGTCGCGTGACTTTAGCGCGTCCTTTTCATCTTTAAGCGTGTCAGGAAACCAAGGGTTATCAGACCAGTTGATCTTTTGAACGATTGCGTTCTCTGGCGCGTGAATGACAAACCGCTGGTAGGTTTCGTCTGTTTCTAGCTCTGGGTTAAACGTAATCCAGATTTCAGAGTTTTCTTTGCGAATGGTAGGAATCAACACGTTCCAGCTAAATCGGCTGGTTGTCTGCGCTTCTTCTACCCAACAAATGTCTACGCCTTCATAAGACTTGACGTTTGCTACGTTGTTTTTCAGGCCAACAAAGTTAAATTCTGAGCCGTTCTTGCCCCTGATTGTGTTCTGGGTAATCTCATAGAACCCCAACAACCCTAGTGCCTCAATCTGGTCGCATAGCAGCTTGTGAACCGAATCCCTGATAGACGTTTGGAACTCACGGGCGCACAGGATGCGTAATGGGTCTTTTGCCGCCTTGATGAGCAACGCCCTAGCAACGCCCCAAGACTTAGCACCGCCACGGCCACCGTAAAGAACCTTGTAGCGGCTTTTCTCAAACAAGCATTGCAGCTTGATCGGAAACTCGGCCTTGGCTATTGCCTGTGCGACTTCACTCATTAGGCTTTACAAACGTTACTTGGATGCCAGACAGCAACGGTGCTCCATCAGCCCCTGTAATCTCAGTCTTTGTGCTTTCACGGTACTTCTTAGGAAACCTTGCGGCCATGCTTCTAGACCACAGCGAAGCGTTTAGCTTGTCGCTATCCTTGTTCTCAATCATGTAAGCAGCAGCCTGTTCTTCCCACCATGCTTGCTCATAAGTCTTAGCTTCCTCCAAGGCTTGCGAGAATTCTGGATGACGGTCACGCCATTCATACAAAGTTCTTACAGGCGTGTGCAATTGGAAGCAGATTTGCTCAATAGACTTACCGATGCGCCCCAATGCTATGACTTGCTCACAGTAGGCAGGGTCATAGGTACTTGGTCTACCAACAGGGCGCTTAGTTTCGGTCATTTCTTTGCGGTCTTAGCCGACTCTTTAAATGCTTTAGCCGTGGGCGCACCTTTGGAGCCAGGCTCTCTCATCTTTTCCACAGTCTTACCCGCAGCCTTTTGGCGCTCAATGCGTTCTTGCTTGGCGTGAATGTTTGCGTATAAACCTTGTTTCATGCTTAATCCTTTTTTGTCTCGGCAGGCGTTTCTTCTTTTTCCAACATATCAAGCGTCCATTGGCATTGCTGCAATGCGCCATTAATTTGCATTATCTGCTGTTCCAGCTCTTTGCCCTTAGCCATCAAGTCTTGGATTCGCAAAGTAATCGTTTCTTTCATTTATCTTCCCCAGTTACTACAGTTGCTTGTTTATAAAGTCTAGGCCGCTTCTTCGGGTCTTTGCGCTCAAGCAGTTTGCCAATTTTCCAAAGCAGCCATTTAATCTTGTTCATACTTCTTCCACAAAACAAATGTCTTGCCAACTCATCCGCAAGCAAGTGTCTTCACCAATCTTAATTGGCTCAAACTTCAGATATTCGTCTTTGGCCGTGTCTGCCACTGTGCCGTAATGCACTTTGTCGCCCATCTTTAGACCTTGGCGCATAGCATCATCACCCAAAGCAACCACATGGCCTGTGGTAAACGCGCCTTCTACTTTGCTCAAGTCCAACAATTCAGACTTAAACCGCTGTTCAGGCTTGACAATGATTTTGTCTCGCAATGGTTTAATGGTCATACGACACCTTTGGTGGACGGCCTTTACGCTTTGGCGGCTCAGACACAACAGGCAATGCAAGCATATCTATTTCTGGTGGACCGTATTCCAAAGCAGAAAATTCACCGCAACGGTCGTTGGGTGATCTGTTCTGGTACTGCGGATAACGCCTGCAAGTACCTACGCTGTGGCCACTATCAACAAAGTGATCGCAGCCTCTACAATTGCGTTCAACCATATTCAAATCTCCTTATTTGATTTGGCTAGAGGCCCATTCAGTCCTTCCCGACTGTTTGGGCTTCGCTATTTAACGGTAAGCGGCTTTTTCTTTAACGTAGCAAATACCAGCAGTCTTGCCAGTGTTGAATTGCTTGTCAGCGCCTGTCATGTCTTCTTTACCCATGCCAACGCCACCAACAACTTTGCCCATACGGTTGCCGCTGTTGTCTGACTTGTCAGCACCTTTAGGTGGAGTTGCGCCAGTTGAACTTGGAGCGCCTTTGCCTGTATCCATTTTACCCATGATAATTCCTTTAGGAAAAGTTGTTTGGTGACTTTATGCCGCTAGTGGCACAATGTCAATGTTATTTTAACAGGAAATTCTATGGCTACCAATTTCAAAGTTTCTGGCAACATGACCAAGACTAAAACACCTACAGGTTATTTTGAGCCTGTCAAAGAACATAAAAAAGAAATGCAACGCATTGCCGCTGTTGAAAAAGAATTGAAGCGCCACGAAAAGATGCCAGCTTCTAAGGCTCACGG